AGGATTAACTCCAGCAGAGTGAGTCCATTCTACTCTAACATCATCAGTACTAAAACGCTCCCAAGGATTCCCAAGCTCGTCTCTAATCTCAACCCACTTCCATCCACTTGCCGACTCAATATAATTTCTTATATCAAGATAACCAGCAGCATTAATTTCAACAGCCATTTATTCCACCTCCATTAAGGCTTTGCAGCACAGGTAACAACCGCTAACACGTCTGTCGGGCTTACTAACTTAACAAACCTTGCAGATGTGTCCAACTCTATATGAAAGGATTTCGGGTGAGTCGTACTGCAATCCTTCCATAGGGTGTCGTTTGCTGTAGTCCTTGTGGTGCTGTTCGATGTATGAGCTTCTATACACCAGTACATATTATCTCCACTCTTTACAATATCTCCTACAGAGTACTCCACTCCGTCATCACTCCAAGCAGGACCGTCAGGAATCTTTGTTAAAGTAGGAGACGACTTACCATGATGATAGATCATACTCTTCGAGCTCTGACCTACGTATACTTTAAAATCAGAGTCAGCGTGCACCATTCCGAAGATAGATAACTTAGAAAGTGTTCCCGTATCTACAACTCCAGAACTACCTGCTGCTCCTGTTTGTGCGTGTTTCCACATATTACCAGCAGAGCCAGTTCTAAATGCGCTCATTACTTCACCTCCATGTTAAAGAGGGGTAGTGTTAGCTACCCCAACTTATTAAGCCAGTCCTAAGGTCAAAACTCTATAAGCAACTTTAATTGTCCATACAGTATCATTACCAGCATTACCAGCATAATCATCAGCAGAAGTAATAGCTAAATTCTTATTAGCTACACTAGCAGCAGTTGCATCTGTTTCAAGTGCTGGTTGTACATTTACTACATGATCTGCTGTTTTATGTGCGAAATCACCATGTGCAACAGTAGCAGCAGCAGCCACAGAGCCATCATCCCAACCAATAGTTAGTGCGTGTTCTCCTGTAAGAGCATTGCTACCATAATCATGAACAAGCGTAGCACTTACAAACTCAATAAGCTTATCTGCTCCGGGAGCTGCAACGAGTTCCTTTGCAGCAGTATTTAAATTCTTTATCTCAGCATTAGACACAGATATACTAGCAACCCGAAGAACATCTTCTTTGAGGTTAGCTTGAATAACCGAGTCTTTATCAATAACCTCTGTGCTACTCTTCTTATCTCCAACCCTAAACCCATTCTCAGATACAACAGGTCCGGTATCGTGGACACCGGGCTTACCGATTCCATATTTACCCATTATTTACACCTCCAAATTTTTATTAGGGAGACCGCACAGGAGGCATGGCCGTCTTGAGACCGTCTCCCTAATTAATTACTCTAGCTTTCCGATCCGTCAGAACCGTAGATCCACAGCCAATCAGACCATCCAGCACCGTGCCTCATGTAAGCCCGGAACTTAGCTACGAGAGTATCAAACTCTTCTTCCATAGCAAACTCCAGAGGTACACGATCAAACCAATGCAGGAACATATCCCTATAATTGTCTGCAATCAGGAACCATGCGTCAGGATTGTCAAGCTCATCCCATACCATCAGTTTATAACGCCCTTCGTGGATATTGGGGTTATTATCTCTAGTATGGATAGTCTTGTCCGACTCCATCAACATCCATGCTTCTTCTTCCAAATCCGGAGGAACCAACAGAGTAGTAGGAACTACCGAAATACGGCCTCCCCTATCATTCTGTGCAGACCTCATCTGCCGTTTAGCAGCCTGAAGATTAGCATGGCTAAGCTTCGGGTTAGGAGTAGAAGCAGAGTCTACAATTACGTTAGACCTTTCCTCTATACCTTCTGCCCCACCACTATCTATATATGCTTTAGAAGGGTGGTCGGACGCAATGAGTGCTTTACCATCCGGACCAGTATAGTTAGTATCAAAAGCGTTGTTGAAGATCGAAGCAGCATCTTCCTCTTTCCTACGTACAGCTTCAATCGCAAGTGCAGCAGGACGCTTATTGATAATATTATACTTCTCATCGTCGTACAGTTTACGCTCAATGCGGAAACCTTTAGCCATTTCCGGGAATTCGTAAATCTTGTTGTATCCCTGATACGGCCTGTCGTACTCTACAACACCCTCAAAATCCGGGAAAGGTCCTAGAGTACCGATACTAACATCTTCCTCGTAAGGGTTAGATGTAGTCTGTACATTAAATAGTTCTGTATACATCTTTGGAGTGTCATCAAAGACCTCGTAAAAGATCTCACGAAGACCGGGCTCCAAGAGTTTGCCGAAATGTTCTCTACGTGCAGTAGCCATTTATTCTTTCACCTCTCTTAATTTTCTAATCGTTTACGCAGGACTATTTACAACAGAGTAAGCAAACATTACCCATGCCATAGCGTCGCCCGGACTATTACTATCATACTCTAACTTTACTACAGTAAGTGGATACGCTGTACTTGGTGCAGTCTCTCCGTCAGCAGCTAACCCATTAGTAGAAACTTTCAACTGAGAGCCCACCTCTACGTTAGCATGTTTATCAGTTCCTGCATCAAGCTTAGTTCCATCTTCTTGACGAAGGGGCACTTTATACACATTACCCGGCATAATCCATTGAACACGTACACTTTCTTCCGGATCATGAGTACCTTCTTCTAGAGCAATAACTGCCCCATTCTTATCCGAATGTCCCAACTTNNCNAGCTTNCCGTCTAGTNTCNAANTTNCAAGGCATACCGGGCTTTTTAGTCTCGGTTGCACAGGCAAACTCGATGACATCCTTAGGCGGAGCCACAGGGGAATGGTTACTAATCATATTTCTTACAAATGTAAAAGCCATTTACTTTTCACCTCTCTTATTCTATTTCACCTAACTCTTTCAAGTTCTTATAGTACTTCTCAAGGGGTATCCTCATCTTCCTAGCTACATCCATCTGCTTAGCAGTTAACTTAGATGCGATATCTTCCCCTTTTTGTGGTGGATCTCCTCCACCCTCAACTTTCCTCTTGCGTTTGGTCTGCTGTTTCTGGCGAGTCTGTGTCTCTACATGCTCCCTTATCTTAGGCCTAAGTACGATTGCAGCTGCATCCAGTAGCGAGAGTCCATTATCCTCAGCCTTCTCGATAATCTCATCCTCATTATCGTCATACAGCGTACCAAATTCTTTCTTGGCTTCCTGTTCCTGTTGAGCTCGAACCTTTTGTTCCCGCTCATCGGACAGAATTCCTTTGATGTCATTTATTTCCTGCTTCAGGTCATCCTGTGGTTGATACTGTTGCTGCTGTTGGTACTGACCCTGAGCTTGCTGTCCCGACCCTTGCTGTCCTTGTTTGATTCGTTCACGAATCTGTGCCGGGGTCAAGCCAGAGGCCTGAGAGACCGACAACCCTGCATCAATATACTCTCTTGCTTGCTCCACAGGAACTCCCAATTTCTTAGCCAACTCCTTATCCTGTTTTCTCCGTTCTCTTGCCAACCTCTTTTCGACTATTTCGTTAACCTGTTCTTGAGTAAGTCTTGCATCCTCTTGTACATCGTCCTCTTGGTCTCCTAGTTCATCTTGTACTTCCTCGTTTTCTTCGTAAGTCGTTTCTTCTACCTCTTGCTCGTCTCCATCAAACTTCTCGTAAGTCATTTACATACCTCCGTTTTTAGCCCGTCGGCTGTAGTTTCCGTTTTAAGGCCGTCGCCTGTAAGTCTTACTAACCTCGTGGCTTGACCAGCTTCTCAGCAGTCAGCTTGTTCTTAGCTTGGTGGGTATATACGTTTGTTACTCCGCTATTCCCACTGTAGCTCGGCTTAGGGTGAGCCGAAGTCTTTGGCTTCTTCCCCTCAGTATCACTGTAACCCGGATAGAACACCTTCGTAGTCATCTACTCACCCCCTTAAATTGTTCTTTCCCCAACTCGTTCTTGACCGTCTCCACCCATTTCTTGGGCTTCCATAGCATTCATACGCTCAAGAATCTCTTCCTTATTCGGGAACCCTGTTACCTCTAACACGGCTGTACGGTCAATCACACCGAGCTGATAAAATTCTTTTGCTTGCTCGTAAAGCAGTGCCTGTGATTGAGGTATACTTGGTCCCACGTTAACTTCAACATCAAACTCCGGAAACTTAACCTCGTCCATAAGTTGGTCCATAGTCTCCTGTGGTATCTGCTCAGGCTGTTCCAACTCAGGTGGCATCATTTCCTGCATCAAACCAGATTGTTCTGCCATGTCTACAATACGTTCCTGCAACGCTTCCCTAACATCAAGCGTAGTTGGTACAATCTCTCCAGCTATTCTAATAAGTCTTGGTTCTTCATAATTCTCCAGTACCAGAGATATAGCTTGCTCGGACAGCTCACGGATAGCGAGCCCCATATGCTTAGCCTTCTCTCGTACCCTGATATTAGCTGCCTCCTGTAAGGCAATAATAGCAGAAGCTGCTCTAACCCCCACAGGACGTCTGCCCTGTACTACATCATATACCCCTAGAATCTGCTCAACCCAGAAGATCAAACGCTCTAAGTGGTCTGGTATATGCTGTGGTATCGGTACACCCGGTATCCTGTCCACTCCACCATTATGTGAAAAAATCGTCGTACCGGGAGCATTGTCAAATATCCAAGCATCGGACTCATCAAGTCCTGAAAGAGTCTTGTTAACGAGCCACTGGGCATTACCCATAAGCCTAGTATTGTCAATAATCTGAGCCTCGTACGAGTTAATAAGCTGCTGTAAAGTCGCAATAAGCTCAATCTCACCAGTCCCCCAGAATTCTTTTTCACTAGGATAATCCATCACCCTAGTAATTGGAAACTCGTTGTGCCTGTATATCGGATTACCGCCAGTGTCTTCGTCGTAATCTTCGTCAAATTTACCACCGATAATATCCAGCACTACATGCCCTGCGTAGTACATTATACATACATTACCTTCTTCGTCCCTGAAAGCGTACTCCATTAAAGTAGCAGTCTCTTCTCCTGTATCTCTAGCACGTCCTTCCAGATCTTCCGAATCCGTCCAGTCCATGTCCGGAATTACCAGATGCCCTTTGTCAGGCCACCTCCTAATAAAGTACTCCAACGGCTTAGGCATAGTAATAAAATAGTAGTCCATACTCGGTACGTCGTAAGCCCTCGGATCAGGATAAAAGTTCATAGGATGCACTACACTATACTTAACTTCTCCCAAACCGTCCCACATATCTGGGTCCCATATAGTCTTGATAAGCCCTGTACCATACTTTAAAGCGTGTATAACAACCTCTGGAAGCTTCGCCTCCTGCATCTTATTAGTATACCACAGATGGTCTAAGACTGTCTTCAAATAGTCTGCTAACTGTACATCTGCTGGGCTTGTCCTTGGCTTTAGCAGTACCTCCGGGTTATTATCGGTCAGTCTTGGTACTAAAGATTGTATAATAGCAAACGTAAAGTTAAGCACAGGGGCAGACTTATCGTCTGGTATAACCTCGAACCACTGTTGGCTTCTGTAAATCTGATCAAACCTTTTCCATTTTCTGTTAAGATGCTCGTTATCAAAGCCAACCTTACCGCTATCAGCGATACCAAACCTATGTGTCGCAATCTCGAGCAGTTCGTTTTCCTGCTCGCTATTGTGGTCACGAGTCCCCTCAAACTGTACATTTTCTTTTTTCTTATTAACCCATGGTAATCTAAATCCCATTATCTAACCGCCCCTACCGATCCATATTTTTTGTTTCTCCTCAAGTGTGGCTTCTGGTCTTCTATCATCGACGGATGAACAAACTCTACTACCTTATCATCCTTGTCCTCTCTCTTAGTAGCTACCGGCAGTTTACTTGCATGGATAATATCTAACTGGTCTGCCAGTGCATCAGCTAAGTCATCGTGCCCAGCAAACGGAAACTTGGTAAGTTCCCACAGGAGGCGTTGCACCAAATCATACTCGCCTTCCCTCTTACTCTGCTTGACCATAGTCCGTGGTGCGTAGAAACCGCTTTGCAATCTCGGAACCAGTCTTAGTATTCTTTCTTCCTTAGACTGCTTGGAACGTCTCTTAATTGGTTCTACTGCAAACATCTTACCACGTTCCATCATAATTCTCTCAAAGTTGTAAATATAAGTCTGCTGAAATCCTACCGATTCAAACCCTATCGGCAGCAAAAACCTGCTCTCTGTACTGTACTTCATTGCCAAACGATACAGCTCGTCTAACAACTCGGACTCGTGCAGCCTATCATTTATACCGTCTAACAGATACATCCTATTACTCTTATCATACCCACATACTACAATAGCAGTCCGGTCAGCCTCATCACTAAGAGACACAGCAGGGTCTACCGTAATACACGTGGTAAGATTAGACACATCAGGCTTCTTGTCGTACCAGTTAATCCACTCTTTATGGAACTTCTGGTGCTCCGCAGGAGTCGGATTAAGAAGATACTGTGCTCCAAACTCGTACGGTCCTTTAGCCCTTAACAGCTCGTCCAGTACTCCCTTAGTGAACTCTTCCGGGAATATAGGATTCTCCGGGTTAGTCGGCATTATACTAATCATCCAGTCTTTCTTATCTTCCTCAAGTGCCTCGGATGCCTCTACTATATTATTGTCGACCACTCCCTCCGGTACTCTCATACTGGCTTTGTGACCAAACTCGTTTATAATCCAACTGTATAAATCCACATGAGACCATCTGGTCCCAATTACTACCATATCCCCATCAGGGTCAAGTAAGTCGAGCAAATCCCTAAAGTATGTTATTGACTTATCTACCATTTCCTGTGTCCGCACATACTCACGGTTGATAAGGTCGTCTGCAATAATTGTGCTATAGTGCTGAGAAACCATTGATGCGTCCACCGCACCTGTAGTAATGCTGGCTTCCCTGCCAGAACCCGGTCTGAGAAGAATAAGCTCGTCTTGAGTATCTCTCATAACCCAGTCCAACTTGTCTTTCATCTGAGCCTTATGAAACGGATTCGAGTATTCGTTTAACCACCAATCTCTCCAAGCCCACCTAAACTTCGGGTTATTCTTAAAATGACTGGCGATTGTTCTCATAAACTTACGACTGTTATCTAACTTAACATTAGTTATAAGAATACGCTCATCCGGATCTCTTAATAATTTCTGAACACTAAACGATTCTGTAGCTAGTGTACTCTTATAGTGACCACGAGGCCAAAGCAGTAACTTGAACCTATACCTTGGTGTGTCGATATCCTTAGCCATACGCTTATGGATGTGGTCTGTTATCTTGTTATAGCCCAATAGATGCTTTGCCAGATAATGTAAGTCGTTCTTAGAGTTCTCTCTGGCTTGCTCCTTCAAAGCTTCTTCTTGTTGTATAGTCTTATCAGGAAACGCTCTCACTTGGACTTATGCTCCTCTATGAATGCTTTCTCTGCCCGGTATTCGGGCGAATTGTAGTACCGTGCCTTAGCATTATCAGGCTTAGTAATCATCTCTTCGTCTGATTCTAACTGATATAAGCCGTCCTTATTCTCTCTAATAACAATAGTATGGCTTGTAGCGGTCATTTTCCACATAATAGCTACCAACAAACTACCAACCATTACCCCTAAAGCAAAATCAAACACTACTTTTCGTCCTCCTTCAACTCGGCTAAAGTAGCCTTGAGAAACTCTTTTCTCTCTTCATCAGTCTTAAACAAGGGCTGCTCTACGTCCATTTTAGCATGGAGATCAATCCTCTGATTCTCCTGATGAACCCCTGCAAGCTCTAAAATAAGCTTACCGTGCTGAAAACTACCCTCTTTGGCAGCATTAACAAAGCTATGAAGAATAGCTGGAGCCTCTCCAACAATACCATCCTGCATAGATTCCACAAAAAGCTGCCTGAACTCTGGTTTCTTTAACTTTTCCACCACATATTCAGGTTTTACCCCAACTTTTTTGGCAATAGCAGTAATAGTAAGCTTTTGCTCCCCACATCTCATAGCTTCTTTTAAAATTTTCTTCTCTTTAGCAGTGAGAGAACCTAAATCCACTTACACCACCCCTTAGTATACTCTTATACACTATAATTATACAATCAAAAGTAAAATATGTCAACCTTTTCCTTGACAAACCCAATTTTATAGGGTATAATAGGATGAAAAAGGAGGTTTTAGTAGATGTCAGATGAGAAAACGACACAGGAAAAGGGTTTTGAGGAGCAACCAACGCATGAATATGTACCCGGTTTGGACGAATTAGCCCTAAGATTGCAGGTAGAACCGCAAAACGAGCCTTTCACAGGGGTAGTTTTGTTCGGAAAGACTGGAAAAGCGTACTCAATAACCCAGCTTATGGCTCATCACATGCAGTTTGTAGCAGAGGGAATCGAATTAGCAGCTAATATCTACGATGAGATCAAGAAAGAAGGTGACAAGTTTGAGTCTAACAAGAGGTCTCGACAGTCAAAGAAGACTAACAATACCTCAAGAGACTCTAAGGGCGATAAAAGCTAAGCCCGGAGACTACTTGAAGGTATACGCCAGTACAACACCCACAGGGGACCCTTGTGTAGTAATCGAGAGGTACAATCCCGGCTGTTGGATCTGTTCGGGACAGGTAGAAGAAGGCTTCTTTGAGGTGAAAGACAAGAAAATCTGTAAGATCTGTGTTGATCTTATACTCGACAAGAACTACGAGATTGAGGCTGATGGTAAATGCTGAGAACAGAAGTAGTCACAGGTACTGTGAATATGAAAAAGTCGTTGAATAAGTTGCAGAGGGAAGAGAAGAAAATACAAGACATAAAGATGACCTCACAGGAGGACAAGTTAGTCTTTATGATTATTTACAGGGAGTGATTATCTTTGAGCGACGCCAGACACGAAGCCCGACCGTACGAATGCAAGGGGTGTATCTGCCTGAAGTGTAACTTTGTAGGGGTGTGTCACTGTGCCAGAAAAAGTAACAGGAAGATACCAGTACCCTGTGATAACTTCTTGACAAAAGATGGTAAGGCATGATAGAATAGAAGTGAGTTTACCCCTTCCTTTCTTTCGGAGCCTTATCAGAACACGCCTGATAGGGCTCCCTATTAATTACAAGGAGTTGATGCGTAAGTGCAGTGCCCCGAATGCGGTAGCGAAACTATTCCACAAGGAGGTTGTCCATTCTGCCCACAATGCGGTTGGAGTAAGTGTGGATAGGAGGTGAAACTATGAACATTTGGAAAGTATTGGCTGTAGTAGTGTTACTTATGTTTCTGGCAGTACCAGTCCAAGCAAACTCTGTGTCGTCTTACCAGATGACTCACGACTTGGAGATCTCTATGGACGGTGAATGGAACCTTAGTACAGACACCTATACCCCTGCACAAGGGAGGTTACAACTTAGACTTGGAAGGTGTTGGTGAAGCTTACATCAAATCCCAGTTAGAGATTTATTCAGTTACTAAAGTAAGTTCCACTTGGTACGATTTATTCTAAAGCAGGTATCAGCTGTTGTTACCCGGTCCCGTCTGCTCTGTAGTCGCTAAGCGTCTGCATCAGGCGGGAGGCCACCGGGTAAAGATCATTATTAACGTATTAGGCGATATTGATTAATAAGATTTCTGCTATTAAACGTAAGGCTATAAAAGCAAAATATAGCACAGGAGGGGTATATTATGTATATATTTGCCACAGAGGACAAGACGGAGTTTGAACACGCATTTAAAGGTTTGGACTATTTACTAGCGTTATGGGACATGGATCAATGGTTAAGATCGCAGGTGAAGTATCAGGGAAGAGAAGAATTTCAAGAGGTGCGAGAACAACTCCATGAAATTTTACACGACAGTAACATAGATTTAGATAG